CCACGGAATCTGTTAAGTATGATAAAGAGGTTCTGGTTCACCTCATTATGAAATTCTTTCCAGATTTCAGAAGACTTATTAATGAACTTCAAAGGTATTCTAGTTCTGGTGGAATAAACTCTGGTATTTTGTCTGTGAATTCAATTCGAATTAATGAACTCGTTGGGTTTCTTTCGAGGAAGGAATTTACTAATGTTAGAAAATGGGTTGTAGATAATATTGATAATGAGAGTGATGCTATCTACAGATCGGTTTATGATTCCCTCTATGATTATTTAAAACCTGGATCTATTCCAGAAGCCGTTGTTATCATAGCTGAATATCAATATAAGTCTGCATTTGTTGCTGATCCTGAGATTAATATTCTTGCAGCTCTAACAGAAATTATGCTTAGATGTGAATTCAAATGAAATTAAAGTTATCAGATTGGCTTAATTCTATCAATTTCGGGAAGAACGATTTAATTGAGAATATAGATAACTATAGCCCTTTTATTATTAATAAGGCCATGTCTGGATATATTGATACCTTATTTTTTGCCAACGAGTTAAATAGATTCCATTTTCTTGATAAAGATATTCAATATAAATATTATTTGAAGGTGATTAAAAAGAAGAGACGATATGCACCGTGGCTAAAATCTACGAAGGATGATAATATTTCTGCAATAAAAGAATATTATAATTATTCTGATAAAAAGGCTAAGGCTGTACTTGATTTGTTATCTATTGATCATCTCAGTGAAATCAAAAAATCCTTATACAAGGGTGGAACTTGATTTTATAAATATCAATATTTTATAACGGATTAAATATTATGAGTGACGTAGATTCATTATTAGAAATTTCTTTCGGACAAGCTGATGATTTTCTAAAAATTAAAGAGACATTGACAAGGATTGGTGTGGCATCTCGAAAAGATAATAAACTTTATCAGTCTTGCCATATCCTTCATAAACAAAATAAATATTACCTTGTTCATTTTAAGGAATTATTTAAACTTGATGGTAAACCTACTGATATATCCGATAACGATCTCGAAAGAAGAAATGCTATCGCTAAATTATTATCAGATTGGGGTCTCCTGAAAGTTAAATATGAACTGGGAAATTTAGCACCAATGAACCAGATAAAGGTTATTTCCCATAAAGATAAAGGTAATTGGGAATTAATAGCGAAATATAACATAGGAGGAATTAAATGAGCGTTGAGATTTTAAGATTGAGAAGTGGTGAAGATATTTTATGTGATGTTATTACCGAGGTTGATGGTAAATATGTGGTGGAAAACCCCGCTGTGGTTATGCCGGTTGGTAGAAATGATGATGGTGCAATGCAAATGGCATTATCTCCGTGGATGCCGTATTCAACAAATACAGAATTCACAATTCCTGAAGATTTTGTTGTAACCTCAGCCAGCCCAACAGAAGATATCCTTTCTTCTTATTCGAGTATGTATTCTAAAATATACGCACCAAAATCACAAATTCTATCATAAAGTTTACAATTCCCCGAATTTAATATATAATATTATTATGATCTGCAAATTGAGGGTTCTTCATGAGTTGTTTTTATACAAATACCATTCAACAGAATGGGATGATTTATACTAGAGGTTATGATTCTGGTAAACAATATTTCCGAAAAATAAGATACAAACCATCTCTTTGGATTGAGGGAGAGGGATTATATAAAGATCTGAGTGGGGAAAAGACTTTAATAAAAAAAGAATTTAAAACCATTAAGAAATCCCGGGAGTATTTTAATCAATTCAAAGATGTATTCCCTGTATATGGGGATTTCCCAAATCAGTACAAATATATAGCTGAGAACTGGGAAGATGATATCGAATTTAATGCCGAAGACATCAGGGTACTCAATTTCGATATCGAAACGATGCAACCACCAGAAGGGGGATTTCCATATCCGGAAAAGGCTAATGGGGAAATTAATGCCATTACCATCGAATATAATAATGATTATTTCACATTTGGTACAGGGGATTATACCTCAAAAAGAGATAATTCTAAATATATTAAATGTGAAGATGAAAAGGATCTCTTAACAAAATTTGTAAATCTTTGGGAATTTATTAAACCCGATGTTATCACCGGATGGAATATTGAATTCTTTGATGTTCCCTATATCGTTAACAGAATATCAAAAATTATTTCTTTCGATTTTGCCCAAAAATTAAGTCCATGGGGAGTTATAAGAGAGAAAAGAGTTAATACCTCTTTTGGTAGAGAACAACAAACCTATGATATACTTGGCATATCTAATCTGGATTATGTCTCCCTATATAAAAAATTTACATTTGTAAATAGAGAATCATACTCCCTTAATAACATATCATTCGAAGAATTAGAGGAAAAGAAACTCGACTATTCTGAATATGAAAACCTTTTTAATCTATATGAGAAAAATTATGAACTCTTCATAGATTATAATATAAAGGATACTGAGCTAGTCAGAAGACTTGATAATAAACTCAAACTCCTGGATTTGGTTTACATGATGACGTATAAAGCTAAATCTAATTATGTAGATGTTCTTGGGACATTAAAGGTTTGGGACGTAATATGCTATAATCATCTTATAAAGAAAAATATTGTTGTTGGATCCAATAAGGAATCTGAGTTCCGGGATTTTGTTGGTGGATATGTTAAAGAAACCCAAACAGGAAGACATTCTTGGGTAATGTCATTTGACCTTGCTTCGCTGTATCCTCATCTAATTATGCAGTATAATATTTCACCAGAAACCATTCAATCCCGTATTCCTAATGTGTCGATTGATTCTATGTTGGATAAAACCAACGTATTTGATTTAACAGATTACACTATAACCCCAAACGGAATGACATATTCTACTAAAGTCCGGGGTTTTATTCCAGAATTAATGGATCAATTTTTCACGACAAGAAAAACAGTAAAGACCAAAATGATCTTGGCCCAAAAGGAAGGAAACAAAGACCTTGAAGAGAAACTTTATGTCGAGCAAATGGCTCTTAAAATTCTTCTCAATTCTTTATATGGTGCTCTTGGGAATAAATATTTTCGTCACTTTGATGTTAACATGGCAGAATCCATTACAACAGCAGGACAATTGAGTATTCGGTGGATCGAACGTACTATTAATAAATACATGAACCGCATCATGAAAACCGATGATGTAGATTATATAATTGCTTCTGATACTGATTCAGTATATGTCACATTAGAATCTCTTATAGATAAATTAATATGGCAACCAAATCAGGGTATTCAAGATAAAATTGATTTTCTCGATAGCATTGGATCTAATCAATTTAGAAAATTAATTGACGAATCATATCAGGATCTTGCAAATTATACCAATGCCTATGATCAGAAGATGTTTATGGATCGAGAGGCAATTGCTGATTCTACTGTATTCTTTGCTAAAAAACGTTACATTATGAATGTCATTGATAATGAGGGTGTTCGATATGAAACCCCTAAAATTAAAATGATGGGTATCGAGGCTATTAAAAGTTCAACACCACCTATATGCCGGACGGCTCTGAAGGAATTTATTAAAATTATTTTAAATGGTACAGAGAAGGAGGCACAAGAATATTATTCCAATTTTAAACTAGAATTTGCAAAGGCTGATTACATAGATATTGCATTCCCTAGGACTGCTAATAATTTGGATAAATTTTGTGATAACACCACATTATTTAAAAAAGGAACTCCTATACACGTACGGGGTTCAATATTATATAATGAATATGTAAGAATACTGGGATTAGATTCTAAATATGAATACATAGAGAACGGCACTAAGATTAAATTTTGTTATCTTAAAATGCCTAATCCTATAAAATCTAACGTAATTTCCGTTCCTTCTGTTCTTCCGAGGGAGCTCGAGTTATCGGAATATATAGATTATGATCTTCAATTCGAGAAAGCATTTTTAATGCCAGTTGATAATATGCTAAAAATTATCAACTGGAGTCCGGAAAAACGAAACACATTGGAGGATTTTTTTACATGAATTTTAAAAGAATAAAAGATTTAGAGATAAAAAAGAAATTACAAGAGAAAAAAGAGGCAATGGAAAGAGTCTTTTTTGAAAAATGGGGTACTAGAATAGGAGATATTGTTTCATTAAAATATGATGAGCTTTATCAGTTCAAGAGTTCTGAAAAAGCTAAAATAGTAGAGATTGTTTCCGCGGAACTTGTCCGCCTAGTATTTAAATCGGGGGATTCTGGAACGTGGCATATGCAAAATCTTAAATTGGCGGGGTAATATTAAATGAGTTTACTTGAGAGAATGAAATCGACATCTAAAATAAAATTGGCATCAATTATGTCTGAGTCTAAAATACTGAATCAGTCTAAGCCGATTACAACAGCAGTTCCCATGATTAATGTTGCATTATCCGGGAAATTTGATGGAGGTATTACTTCTGGATTAACTGTGATAGCTGGTCCGTCTAAAAACTATAAAACCTCTTTTGGTTTATTAATGTTGAAGGCATATCAGGATAAATTTCCGGATTCCATAACATTGTTTTATGATTCTGAATTTGGATCACCCCAAGCATATTGGGATTCGTTTGGTATTGATATGAATAGAGTTCTTCATATTCCTATTAAAAATATTGAAGAACTAAAATTTGATCTCATAACACAGCTCGAAGAGATTACCCCGTCTGATAAAGTGTTTGTTATGATTGATTCTATCGGTAACCTTGCATCCAAAAAAGAAATTGATGATGCAAAAGATTCTAAGTCTGTTGCAGATATGACTAGAGCAAAGCAAATGAAATCTTTATTTCGTATGGCTACTCCATATCTTACTCTAAATGATATTCCTATGATTGCTGTTAATCATACCTACGAGACACAGGAAATGTTTTCAAAGCAGGTAGTTTCTGGAGGTACAGGAATAACATATTCAGCAAATACAGTTTGGATTATAGGACGTCGGCAAGATAAAGTTGGTAAAGAAATTATAGGTTATGATTTTATTATTAATGTTGAGAAATCTAGATTCGTTAAAGAAAAATCTAAGATACCTATATCGGTATCATGGGAGGGTGGTATTCAAAAATATTCTGGTCTCTTAGAAGTCGCAGTTGAATCTGGATTTGTAACTAAACCCAAGGTTGGTTGGTATACTCGACCAACAGTAACAGATGATAAAAATTTCAGAGAAAAGGATACTCTCAATGAAGAGTTTTGGAAACCAATCTTTGAAGATACAAATTTCTCAGAATATGTAGAGGAAAAATTCTCTATAGGGTATATACAAATGCTGGATTAGTTATCAAAAAAATAATCATGTACGCAGCAGGGATACTAATAATATTTCTATTGGTTCTCTGGGTATTTGTATTATTAATACATCATCATTTTACGGATGATGTTAAACACGATTGGGTTCGCTTAGCAGAAGTAGGGTGGCTCCAAGCAGGAAAGAGGTAAGATATGAAATATA